GTTGCTTGGCTAACCCTGTATATGTCGTGAAACTGATTCTTTCCCTTCGGAGTACCCCCAAAGACTGCCCAACCCAAGGTGCTAGACAAAGTGGGTCTTATGACATTACCCCACACACTTGGTTTGAAGTCTCCATACTCGTCTAGGTATACCCCGTTAAATCCTAATCCACGCATGGCATCTGCGTTGTCTGAGCCAAATAGTCTGATCTTTGCCCCGTTGACCAACTCGACTGTTAAATCGCTCTCATTGGTGTTCTTACTTACGGGTTGGGCATAGAACTTAAGGTAATCCCACGCTACCGACTTGGCTTGGCTTCTGAATGGGGCTATGTAGGCGTACTGTGCTCTTACCCCACCCTCGGTCAATGCTCTGCGTATCAGGTCGTTGATAGCCGCTACTGTCTTACCCGCCCTTCGGTGTGCCACCAGACAAGACCATCTCTCCGTCCTTTGGTGAAAGGGCATGAATGCCTCTCTCGGAGAGTAGGGAATGATTACTTCGCGCTTTCCCACTTAATCACCATTTCAATTGCGCCTTCATCTGCGCCTGTTATCTCTGTTCTAGCAAGTTTAGGCACATGGTATTCCACTACGCTTTGGAATAACTCGAATGCCTTTGCAGGGTTGGGTTTTATATCTGCCTCAGGAATGCCATTAGCGACCTCATCTAGCCACTCTGCTAATCTGTGTGCATTACCATCAACGAACATTGCAATCGCCTCCCTTGCCTGTTGTGTGGTCTTGTTGGGCGTTCCTAAGCCTCGCCCTCCAGCCTTCTTCCTATTTTTAACTACTTTAGTTTCTGTTGTCATGCTAAAGCCTTAGCAAGTTCTTCTTCAATTGATGCTAAAGGTTGACCTTCTTTGATTGCCTTACGCATCTCTGGGGTTATGTCTAGGTATCTTACTGGCTCTTGTTTCATGGTTGGAACACTACTGCCTGCTGGTAAGTTATCTATGCCAGTATTGATTTTAGTCTCACCTACTTGTGCGCCATACTTTTTACTTAGTTTGTTTAGGTAGTTAGGGTAAACCTCATCGTAGTATTTCTTCATGCCTTCGCCACCAATTTTTAGGTCAAGACCAGACAAACCTTTCCAAATATCTTTTGGTTGAGATACTGAACCAGTCCCACCAAAGTTTCTATCAAAGCCTTCATTCTTAGTGATCTTTTCTGCAACTTCTTTGCCAACATAATCTGACAGCTTTTCTTTAGGCACTGTTTCACCCAACATATTTCCACGACCATTAGCTTGTGCTGAAAGTTGATATGTACCATCATCATTTCTTTTGTAATTTAATTCATCAACTTGCTTACTCAAGTCATAGCGTTCTGCTTGTTGCGCCCCAGTAGTTAAGCCTATGCGGTCGTAGCCCTTATCCACAGCCTCTTTGATTGCTCTTTTTAGGGCTAGTTGATGCCATGTGTCTTTAAATGGTGCGTCTGGAACACCACCAGCCGATGTTGCATTTAATTCATTTATAACGCCATTGATAGCGCTCTGTCTGTTGTAATCTTTGTTAATAATAACGCTTGGATTGCTGTTATCTCTAACCACATACATGGTATCGCCATCAATTGTTTTTAACTCTTGCACAAAATAATTATCAGGTAATTCTGTAAGAGTTCCTTTTCCTTTGTATCCCTTTTCACGCCCCGCTTGATGCCAATCTGACTGCACTTCCTCGATCAGCAACATCTTTTTGCCTTCAGCATCTACACGGTCATTCACCCTCATGTGGGCTAGGATGTTTGGTTCGTTAAAATGGCTTGATCTGTATTCTGGTGCTGCCGATGCGTTTCTTGCCTGTGTTGGCATTGCGTTTGTAATTTCTTGTTGTTTTGCAGGATTTAACTGCGCCCACTCTGGCTCTCCACCACGTTTTACAAATTGTGTGTAGTAATTTTCTGCCGCCATGCCTGCATCCATTGGCTTATTAGGCAAAGTCAGCAATAGTTCGCGGTAGTTCTCCCCACCAGGCAATTGATATTGCCCAAATTTAGTTGGGGCTATTGGTTCTTGAGCTTGTATGCCTAAACCACGCAAATCAAAAGCCTCAGCCCTTGTGTTAAACATTTCAGCTTCTCTAAAATATTTTTCTGCAATATCTTTACGACCTTGTGCTTGCGCTCTTTGAGCTTGGCGAGTTGAAGATTCAGCAGAGTTATATAAACTTTCAACCGTACTTTCATCTCTAATGTTTTGCAACTTCATTAACTCATCAAATTTTTCTTGACCAAATGTAGGATCATCTATTGGATGCTGTTTAAGCTGCTTAAACTCAGACTCTAAAGTATTAAGTCTTTGAGTATCAAGATAATATGGTTCTGCTGGAGGAAGTGCATCACTTCGTATCACCTCTTGCACATCAAGTTTATTGTTGGCAATAAAGTCTTGCACCTCTTGGCGTGTCACATTTGGCTTGCCTTTGAGGTAGGTATCCAAGCCCATAGCCTCGATCTCGTACTTCTTGACATCCTGACCCTTCATCAGATCATTCAAGAAAGAGTCCCCAGTACCTTGTTTTCTAGGGATTTTTAGGGCTTGTTGCTCAACAGCAGAGTAAAACCCTAGCGGAGACACTTCTGCCTTTGTTACTGCTTGTGCCATTTGGTCAGCAGGGTTAACCGCAAACATCGCGGTCTGAGGCTCTTTTAGCAGGCTTGGCAATACTGATCGTCCTGTGGCTAATCGGTCAGCCACTTCCATCCCCAACAAATTCAAGCCTTTTTGCCCAGCCCGTACCGCAGGCATTGGGTTAATTGGCGCAAAGCTGCCCATTCTTCCCGCCACATCACCAATTGGTGTGTTTGACTTTAATGGCATTGTTTCTAAATAGTGTTCCGTATCAGGATACTTTTGCTGTCCTGTAAACGCTTGGCTAAGAAGTTGTAGCGGTCTGACCATTGGTATTGGTTGGTTCACTACATCGCCAAATAAGCCCCGTGTGCCAGCAATACGCCCTCTTAGCACATCCACAGGCACATTGGCACTTGCCGTTATGTCTTGCTGAGACCGATAGGGTTTCATCTGCGGAAATACCCCAAAGGCAGGGCTTTGCTCTGCTGCCATGCGCTCAATCTCTTGTGGGGTTGGTTGCGATGTACCCAAGGCTTGGGCTAGTGCTCTGTAATCAGCCATCAATATCTTTTAGAGTAATTGAGCATAAATCTTGGCGGTGGGGCTTGTAACCTTCCATGTGGGTCAGTCATAGGGATAGGAGGTGGTCTGTTGTAACGCATCCCATAAGTCTCATCACCTTTTTGATACGCCAAATCCATGCCTTGTGCTTTTAATTCTTGAAAATTGGGCGTTTGTACCCCAGACATACTTAAACCCGCGTTTATTGATTCATTGTTTGACAATGGAATATTTGCGCCAATTCGACCCCCACCAGCAAAGCCTTTTGGTATTGCGATAATATTGCCAGATGCGTCATATCGAACTGGTGATGACAACGCTTTAGCCAATTGACTGTAAATTTCTTCATCACTATATTCAGGCATGAGCGTTTTCCTTCATGTTTATCAGCCCGTTAAGCATCCTTGACTTGGTTTTGTGCCATTCCTGAGAATACGCGCAATTCTTGTAATGCTCAAATTCTGGGATGCCTAAAGTGTAATGCGCGATCTTAGCGTTGTGTTGTTCCTCACCCACCAAAACATTCCACTCTTCTGGTAACTCACCTATCTGATCGTCTTTTAGCCACTCAAATCGATGTAGTTCACTTCCTGTATGGTCATCAACAAAATCCATGTCCAGAACTCTGTTATCAGGATGCTCACAGTTCCACAGTATCAAACTCGACCAGTTCTTTCTTGGATAGTTCTCGTTCTTGGTCTCCATCGCTGTGCCGATGTATTTCCTTTTATGCTTGGTAAAGTAATTGTGCTTAACTACTTGCACCGCCTTGGTGGGGTCAAACAACTTGTCCAATTCGGCTATGTCGGCAAGCATCAGCATATCGCTTGCATCCATAAATATCGCCCTACCTCTAAATCCTGTGAAGTAAGGCACTAGGAATCTTTGGTAAATAAATGTGTTCGACCCGTCTCTTTGCTTGCCAAAAAAAGGCGTAATCGCCACCGCCTCTGAGGTGCGCTCGATCAAGGATTGGGTAAAAACATGATAACCAATCGCCTCCCGAGGGTCGTAGCCTGCAAAGATTCTGATCATTTGAGTGTCAGTTTATACAAGGTCGAATCAATTAAAGCTGCTATCTCGTCAATGATGTTTTGCAATTGGCTTTC